CTAAGTACGCAACAGGAAAACATTCAAAAGCTATCTCAGATAGATCAGGATTAGAATTTCCATACAGAGAAATGGTTAGAGAGTGGAACGGTTCTTTTGTTCATTATACAGAATTTGAACCTAAGCAACCACAACTTGAACCTAAACCAATTGGTGGAGATGGAATTGCCTTACTTCAAGTTAGACCAGATAGAACAGAACCTGCTACAACTGTAAGAATTCCTGAAAATGGTTTTGAAACTTATGCTTCAGGTTCTGGAGTTATAAATGTTTTTTCACCTGGACATGGTTTAACAGATAATACAACGTATAGATTTAGAGGACCTCCTACTACTTCTGCAGGAAGTGGTTTTGTTTATTCAAATCCTCAAAGTTTTGATGGTATAGCTGGATCTAATATTGCAAAGTCTGCAGGTTATACAATAAGAACAGGGAAATATAAAGCAGATGCAAGAGATGCATCAAGTGATTATGTAACTAGTAATTTTTTCTTTTTTACAGTTGACACAAATACTGCTACAACAGGTAATATAAATGGAGGAGGTTACGGTTGTTCCGTTGGACCTGTAACAATAGAAGCATGATTAAAAAAATTTTAAATTGGATAAAAAGTTTATTTGCACCTAAAGAACAAATGGACCCTCATGAAGTGGAATTACATCCTAGAGGTTATTGTAGTGAACACAATAAATATAAACATCGTTGTCCAAAATGTAAAGAATTAGCGAGGATGGCATAATGGCTGGATTAAGTTATAGTGATTTAGTTACACAAATAAGAAATTATACAGAAACAGATTCCAATGTTTTAACTACAGCTATTTTAGAAAATATAATTTTAAATGCTCAATATAGAATAATGAGAGAAATACCTATTGATGCAGATAGACTTCAACAATCAGGAGATTTAGTTGTAGGTCAAGAATCTATTAATGCACCAGCAGGTGCATTATTTATAAGAGGTATTCAGGTATATGATTCTACTTCTTCTATAGCAGGTGCTAATATTTGGTTAGAAAAAAAAGACGTAACTTATCTTCAAGAATATGTGTCTTCAACAGAATCTACAAAAAGAGGTAAACCTAAATACTATTCTATGTATGGAGGAGCAACAGGTAATACAGACACTACATCTGGAAGAATGTTTCTTGCCCCGGTTCCTGATGCAACATACAAATTTAGAGTGCACTATAATAAAATGCCAGCTACTTTAGCTTCAGATAATACTAGTAATTATATAAGTTTGAACTTTCCAAATGGTCTTTTATATTGCTGTCTATCAGAAACATATGGCTTTTTAAAAGGTCCGATAGATATGTTGACATTATACGAGAATAAATATAAACAAGAGGTACAGAAGTTTGCTAACGAGCAAGTTGGTAGAAGACGAAGAGATGACTATACGGATGGCGCTATTCGAATACCAATTAAATCAGCAAACCCGTAGGAGA